TTTCGATAACACCGACGACGGCGTGGTACGCCATCCAACCCAGAAAGCCAAGCACACACGCAAACAGAAGCATCTCAATGCCGTCGTGCGTGAGGTAGTAGTTCCTCACCCTGTGCCACAGCTTACTCATGTTCGCCCCCGTTGCCTCGTCCCAAGCCACCGAAATACTGCGGCCTACGCTTGGCAGTCTCAAACACGCCCAACGTGATAAAGATACCAGCAAGCAAGATTGCGTGGACAAGCGCACTGACACCAAACACGACAATCGATCCCACCCACGACGAAAAGATTATACACCACATCCACGCAAGAACTTGCATGATCATGTGTCGGGTGTTGAGGTCGGGGATGTTGGACAGCGGGTTCTTTGCGCTGTCCATCACCAGTTGATAGAGCCTAGTCATACTCTGTTTCCCATCGTTTCTTTGCCAAGTCTACAGCAGCAAGATGTAAATCTTCTTCCTTGTAGCTGTATGGATCGCCCGAGACAAAGAGGGGCCGTAGCTCCTCTATTGCCTCGTCGTACAAGCGTTCAAGAGTCATCTCGTTCTGGTGATTACTCATCGCTTGGCACCTCCTCTTCGTACACATAGTCCCGATACCACATCTTGTTACCCTCACTGTCAACCGGCGGAGTGAACTTTAGCGTGTGATGCAAGAGATGTTGAAGATGTTCTAGCTTTCCCACGTCGGACATCCAGATGTCGTGACATTCGTGGAGCGTAGTGATCATGTTACGCAGATCATTGTGTGCCTTCAAAAGCTGTCGGCGGTCGTCGTCTTTTACAGTTACTTCCATGTGTCAATCTCCTATGTTTGACGTTGTGTTAATTAGCCATACAGGTAATGCAACACAACTGTCAACACAAAAAGAAACAGGGCCAGTCCGAAAACCAGCCCTGCTTCCCAAGGAGACCAAACGATGTCACCGCACTTCGTACGGTATACACAGCTTTAGCACCACTTTCTCGTACCTGTCAAGCCATCGTTGACACTCTCTCTCACTCTTGCTGACAAAAAGTGCAACCCATCGTGGGTAGTCAACGCAAGCCTTTGATCTGACAAAATCTTTGCGTGTCTCTCCGATACGGACAGATGACACGGGGGCGACAACTTCGTATCGTCCCTTACCTCGCTCTTCAACAAGAGGCAACAACTCCTCCCCCTTGCGGTCCCGAAACACTCGTATCTTTCTCTGTAACTTCACCCTCATACTCCTCGTCCTCTATTGCTTCGATGTAGATGTCTATGGCCTCACGAATTAGGTCAGCAACTGTGACCTTTTCTATCCCTGCCTGTGTTAGGTTGTGTGAATGTGTTGACAAAATATCGTACTGTCGTTGAGGCATCAACAGATTGTACAACTTTGTATCCTCACGAATCTTGTGGGGTCTTCCCATCACGGATTTCCTTTTCATGTGTTTTCTTTTTTTGCTTTTCCCTCTTGTCTTGGATTACTCTTTTTCGATAGAGGTTATCCCTAAGGGATTTAGCAATGGGGTTTATTTTTTCTATTTTTTTTATCATGGGGTTTCCCTAAAGGGGGGTATCTGATAGTGGCCGACAAAATTTTGCTTGTCAAGGGATATCTGTATGGGTTACGTTGACAAAAATCCAGAGGAGGTATGATGACAAAATCACCACAGTGGTTAGCAACTTACGTCGATTCTCTCGACATACATCCGCTGACAAAATATCGTGCTGACTGTCCTGTTTGCGGCAAAAAGAATACATTTAGCGTCACTGACGACGGCGTACAGAGGTTGTGGTATTGTTTTCATGCTGACTGCAACGTCAGGGGGAGAACCAACATCACTCTGACAAAAGAGTTTGCAACACACGCTCTAGTGCGAAAGCTGACAAAACCCACAGAAAAAGTTGTTGACAACAATTTTCAGCCGCCAAGCACATTTGTCAGCCTTTCGCGTAATCGTGACGCAGAATTGTACGTGCGACGGGTGAATTCTTACGATGCGTATCTGACAGGTCGTGCGAATATTTGTTACGACTTTCAGCGACATCGTGTGGTGTATATGGTCAGTGACAACAGACGCACGGTTGATGCAGTGGGGCGTGCGCTGAATGATGTGCGTCCAAAGTGGTATCGATACGGCAAGTCACAGGTGCCATTTGTATGTGGCAATCACGGCAACGTGTTCGTGGTAGAAGATTGCGCCAGTGCATGTGCTGTGAGCAATAAAGTTACAGGCATGGCCTTACTTGGTACAAATCTACTGGACGAACACGTAAAACGACTGCAGGAATACGAACGTGTGTTCATTGCACTTGACAAGGATGCGACTGACAAAGCACTTGACATGATAAGACGACTGCATTCTCTTGTACCCACCAGCTTGGCTGTGTTGCAACACGACTTGAAAAACATGACGGATAATGAAAGGGACGAATACATTGAAGAGCGTATCGCTTGACCAACAAATACTCGGCTTCTGCCTGAACGCAGAATTCTTCTCGCAAGTAAAAAACACTCTTGACCGTGACATGTTCACCAAAGAGATGCGAGATATCTTTGACACCATCGTGTACAGTCACACGAAGTATGGCACGACGATGACATCAACAGAGCTTGCTGCCTTGTTTGATGATCGCAATCCGGCTATGCCATCCAGTGCGCGAGACTCCGTACACGAAATCATTGTGCAGTTGGAGTCGGGTAATCCTGACAATACGGACATGCACATAGACATGGTCCAAAACTTCTGGCTACGTGATCGCGCACGTCTCATTGGCGAAAAGGCCATAGAAATTTTTACCGGTGAGAGCGAAGAGTTTGGAGAACTACAGCGACTGATTGATGCTGTCGATGATGGCCGCATGTCTGACAAGAACACGTACACAGAAGTGTCTAGTGACCTCGATGAGTTGCTTGACGACGTGGCCGAAGACCCCGACTTTCCCTTTGATTTCAATCTGATACATGATGAGGTGCCGGGACTCGACCGTGGCAACTTTGGCATTTTGTTTGCAAGGCCGGAGGTTGGCAAGACAACCTTCTGCTGTTTCATTGCAGCGTCGTACATACGGCAGGGTGTCAAGGTTGTGTACTGGGCAAACGAGGAGCCTGCTGATCGCATCAAGCTGCGTATCATACAGTCCTTCTTTGAGGTGACGGACGAAGAGATGCGGCAACAGCGTGCCGTGCTGGCACAGAGGTATCTCACAGAGATAGCGCCCTACCTGCGGGTCATGGACTCGGTCGGCACGTCTGTCGAAGAGGCAGACGAGTACGCCAAGCTGAACAAGCCTGACGTGATGTTCATGGATCAGTTAGACAAGTTTCGCATCAAGGGCGAGTTCAACCGTCAAGATGAGAGACTAAAAGCCATCTATGTGTATGCACGCGAGATTGCCAAGCGTAACAAGATGCTTGTGTGGGCTGTCAGTCAGGCAAGTTATGAGGCACACGACCGTCAGTTTATTGACTACAGTATGCTGGACAACTCACGCACCGGTAAGGCTGGCGAGGCCGACATCATCATTGGCATCGGCAAGACCGGATCAAGCGAGGTGGAGAACGACGTGCGTCACATCTGCGTGTCAAAAAACAAACTGAATGGCTGGCACGGCATGATCCATGCACAGATCGACATCAACAAGGGGGTATACTTCTGATGAATGTTTTGACGTTTGACGTGGAGACAACCCATGTGGAGAAACGGGGTGGGGGACATACCCCTCTACCTTACTTTGGCAACAGGCTGGTGTCCATCGGATACAAGTGGCTGATTAGCAGTGTGGACTACGACTGCTATCATCACTCAACACAGCCACCGACTTCAAATGCGTTCACAAAATTTCAAGCCGCCTTGAAACACGCTGACATTCTCGTGGGTCACAACATTAAGTTTGACTTGACGTGGATACGAGAGTGCGGCTTTACATATGAGGGACATATCTATGATACGATGGTTGCGGAATATCTTTTGGCCCGTGCAAGACGTTGGCCTCTTGGACTTGCTGCTCTTGCAAAAAAGTATAACGTCACCAAAAAGGAGACGGACCTTGTGGAGCCGTATATCAAAGCAGGGAAGACGTTCTACGACATACCGTGGGAGATCATAGAAGAGTATGGTCGTGCTGATGTAAAGGCAACAGAAGAGATAGCTATCAAACAACTTGACGCCTATGGCGTAACTTTCAAGGAGATATTCAATGAGCCTCGTACCGACACTGAAGCTGTCGCTGGAGATGACCAACGTACTGTCGCAAATTGAACGCAACGGACTGCGTATCAATCTGGACACTCTTGCAGACATACGCAAGCAGTACGAAGAAGAGATGCTGGAGCTAGAGGCCCGACTGATGGAACTGGCTCGTGAGGCCATGGGTGACACACCTATCAATCTGTCTAGCCCAGATGATCGCAGTATCCTGTTGTACTCGCGTCGTGTGCGAGACAAGAAAGAGTGGGCGCGTATGTTCAATTTGGGGCATGAGATGCGCGGGTCGACCATGAAACCCAAGCAGCGCGTCCGCATGTCAAACAACGAATTTCGTGGTGTCGTTCGTCGTCACACGGACGTGGTGTATCGCACACACGGGCAGATGTGTGGGGAATGCAACGGGGCAGGTCGTAAGCAGGGCGTCCGTAAGGACGGCAGTCCGGGTAAGGCTGTCCGTGTGTGCAAGCCATGTGGTGGTTCCGGTATTGTGTACACGTCTACGGGCAGGGTGGCGGGTTTCAAGATCGTTCCCCGCTCTTCTTTCGACACGGCCTCTGCTGGGTTCCGCACAGACAAAGTAACACTAGAGGAACAACTAGAAGATTTGCAGGGAGATGCACATGAGTTTGTTTCGGCATACACAAGATACAACGCCCTCAAGACGTACATCAACACGTTTGTGGAGGGCATGGAAAACAACGTGGATGACCACGGTTTTATCCATCCAGAGTTCATGCAGTGTGTTACGGCGACGGGTCGCCTTTCGAGTCGCAATCCTAACTTTCAGAATATGCCGCGTGGAAATACCTTCGCTATACGGAAGGTTGTCGAGAGCCGCTTCGAGGGCGGCTTCATCATGGAGGGGGATTACTCGCAACTAGAGTTTCGCGTGGCTGGCTTCCTTGCGGGAGACAAGCAGGCGTACAATGACGTGTATGATGGCACAGACGTACACAGCTACACGGCGGACGTGATTGGCTGCACACGTCAACAAGCCAAGGCCCACACGTTTAAGCCTCTGTACGGCGGCACCACAGGCACTGATGCACAGAAGCGGTACTACCGTGCCTTCAAGGAGAAGTACGAAGACATCACCATGTGGCACGGCGAGTTACAGAGGAACGCTGTCAAATACAAAAAAATACGACTACCGTCAGGCAGGGAGTACATGTTCCCCGGATGCAAGTGGACAGAGTGGGGCACAGCTACGAACAGGACGGCTATTTGCAACTACCCTGTGCAGGGCTTTGCTACTGCAGACTTACTGCCAATGGCTCTGGTGTCGTTGCAGAAGACGATTACTGACGCCAACATACGGAGCGTGATCTGTAACACGGTTCACGACTCCATAGTGATGGATGTCCATCCAGAAGAAAAAGACACTTGCATTGATATTTTAAAACATGCAATGCTGTCTTTACCGTTTGAAACTATTCGGAGATACGGACTGACTTATGACATGCCTGTTGGCATAGAGATCAAGATGGGTAAAAACTGGCTTGACTTGGAAGAAGTTATTCTGTAAGATCGTTCTACAACCCTGTCTAACGAGGTGAAACATGTTAGGGACAAATCTAGCGGCACTCGACGATGTGGATAAACTCGTCCAAGCATTCGAGTCTGGTGATGATCAGGCACTGATGGATGCAACGGGACAATCGACTGGCGGTAATCGTCAGGTTGGCCTGCCAAGAATCAACATCAACTATGATGCCGAGGATGAGGACGGAAAGTCTCTCACCCGTGGTGAATGGAAGATGATGTACGAGGGTAGGATGATCTACGCGCCCTCTGTCGACATACAAATTTTGTTGCGTACCTATGAGTACAGTGTGTGGGATCAGGAGACTGGCTCCTTCTCGTGTAAGTCTGTCCAAAAGACTTTGCTGTCAGGCGACTTCCCCGACAGTTTGGGTGGCAACAAGTGTGGTCGTCTGACAAGAGATCAAGAGGACGCGCTGTCAAAGGATGATCCGGCTTACCTGCACTCTCGCTCTGTGGTGTGCAATCAGGTGATTTACGGTAAGATCACGGGGGACTTTGTGGACTCTGACGGTAACGCAGTGCAGATCAAAGATCAGCCAATCATCTCTTACTTCAAGAGGTCTGGCTTCAAGCCAGTGTCTGACTACATCGACACGCTGAACAAGCAGAAGAAAGTGATGCAAAAATCCATCGCAAACTTCTCCACTTCTAAAAACAAGAAGGGCAGCGTGACGTACTGGGTTCCTGTCGTGACCCCAGTGAAAGTGACGGACATTAAGGATGAAGACAAGGAACTGATGCGGATGTTTGGGGACACTGTGAAGGCTCACAACGAGACCATCACCAACCAATATCGCGAAGCAGTCAAGCTGATGGCAACTGATGACGAAAGCGATCTAGCATCGGATTTCGTCGATGTTCACGCAACTTAAAGTCCAAGACTTTCTATCAAACGCACTCCGGGGGGAAGTAAATGTCTCCCCGGAAAGCATTAGTAACTTTTCCAAAGACTGCACGGATGCCATCACCAAACAGATGAATCGTGGTGATGAGGGCTATCGCATACGCATGTCTGGACTAGGACGCCCTTTGTGTCAGCAACTGTTGGAGCGTGAGGGTCACAGAGAAGAGATGGAGTACAACGCCATCTTTCGTTTTCTGTTTGGTGATCTTACAGAAGCCGTCGTAATGATGATGTTACGAGAGGCAGGTGTTGAGATCGTAGACTTCCAACGTCCTGTCGAACTAGAGATAGCCGGACATAAAATCAAAGGCACTCTTGACGTAATTCTCCGTGACGAACTTGGCGAAGAAAAAGTCTGGGACATCAAGTCCGCAAGTGAGTGGGCGTACAAATACAAATATACTGGCGCTGGTGGCTATGAGGCTATTAAGCGGGATGATCCCTTTGGGTACGCCATGCAGGGCTTTCTGTACGCAGAGGCCACCGGGTTGCCCTTTGGCGGCTGGATCGTGGTCAACAAGTCCAGCGGAGAGATAGCCGTCGTAGATGTGCCTGACTGGTGCCAAGACGACAAGAAGGAATACCTCAAGGACGCTGTGCGGCGTGTCAAAATATTGACAGACCCGAGTGTCAAACCTCGGATAGACTTCAAGGACGAATTCGAGACGTTTCGCAAGGACGGCGAGGATGTCCGCACAGGTAACAAGGTTCTTGCGAGACAGTGCGGCATGTGCGGCTTTAAGCATCACTGCTGGCCTAACGCTGTGTATCACGACAAAGTCACGTCTCGTGCCAAGAACAGACCTAAAACTTGGTACAGCAGACTAAAAAAGAAGATTTTGTGATGGCATATATATTTGTACGAGACTACGACATCGATCTGATGGAGTTGAACAAGAGTATGTATCACGTCTTTGTTGAGTCTGTTTCTCAGGCTGGCGGGGAACGTAAGGTGGTGTACCTACGACAGAATGACCGTGGCTTACCGCTTACGCTCCGAGACAATTACTCTGACATGGGTCTGTTCACTGTCGAGACAGAGGCACGAGACATACGCCAAATAGAAATAGAATTACAGAACATTAGTCGCCTATCTTACAACGGAGCAAATGTGTGTGTGCCGATATTGCCCCTCTCAAGAGAAATGGACAGTATACAAAGACTATCCCCAAAACTGGCAGGTTACATGAAAAAAAGAATGGACTCGATAGGGATGTCGCTATGAGAGGCATGGGGGGATACAGATCACACTTTGAGTTAAACGTAGCTAAGTCGTTGCGTCAAAAGAACGTGCCTTTTGAGTATGAAAAGCGGAAGGTCACGTTTGTGCCCAAGCCTCGCACTTACACGCCCGACTTCTACTTCCCGTCTACAGACGTATTCGTAGAGGCCAAGGGCAAGTTCGACAAGAACGACCGTGTGAAGATGTTGCTTGTCAAGGAACAGAATCCGGACTTGGACATTCGCCTTTTATTTCAAAACGCACGCAATAAGATTTACAAAGGATCAAAGACCACGTACGGTGCTTGGGCTGACCGCCATGGCTTCGAGTGGGCCGAGGGCAGCATCCCGGAAGGTTGGTACAAAAATGGACGAAAATGACATGGAATCCATGCTGGAGAAGGCCAGCCTGTTGCAAAACAGATGGTACATAGTCCTACGCCCTAATGGTGAAGAGGGCATGACTATGGCGGCCTACGACACCACAGAAGAGGTGGAGGACGATGAATACTTTCCTGCCGGTGCTGTTGTGTTATCGGGACTCGTAGAGTTAATGGAGTCTGACTTTGATCGGGTCATGGCGGCTGGTCTTGCCCGTTTGCGCTTTGAACACGAAAAGCAGTTGATTGAAGAGGTCAAAGGCAATGGTGCAAATGTAGAAAGAATACCGGGCAAGAACATCATCAAGGTAGACTTCGGTAAGAAGCAATGAGACACGAAGAGTACATGCGAATGAGAGCGGAAAAAGAAACGGTAGGATTAGAACTTACTGGATCAGATATGGTGAACAGTCCACCACACTACAATCAGGCAGGAGTTGAGTGCATCGAAGCCATACGCGCTGCCACAGACGAAGGCTATCAATACTACTTGCAAGGAAACATCATCAAGTACCTGTGGCGTTACCGCTACAAGAACGGCGTCCAAGACTTAGAAAAGGCAAAGTGGTACTTAGAAAAACTAATTGAGGAGATCAAAGATGAATAATATGTTGCCCACCCCTTATCAGCAATTTATCCACAAGTCTCGCTACGCGCGGTGGCTTGATGATGAACAGCGCAGGGAAAATTGGGACGAGACCGTAGAGCGTTATTTGCAGTTTATGGTTGATCATGTCAAAGAAAAACATGACTTCGATATGGAAGTGATGTGTCCCGGGGACATAGGTAAACTGCGACAGGCAATACTTAGTCAGGACATCATGCCGTCGATGCGTGCCATGATGACTGCTGGTCCCGCTCTCACAAGGGACAACATATGCGGCTACAACTGTAGTTACATCCCCGTTGACAGCCCTCGTGCGTTTGACGAGTGCATGTACATTTTGATGTGTGGCACAGGCGTGGGCTTCTCTGTTGAGCGTGAGAATGTGGACAAGCTGCCTGTAATCAGCGACGGGATGCAGCCAACAGACACGGTGATCAAAGTTGGCGACTCCAAGCCCGGATGGGCCAAGGCGCTGCGCGAACTGATCGCACTGCTGTATGCAGGCCATATTCCGAAGTGGGACTTGTCCGACATACGTCCGTCTGGTGCGCGTCTGAAGACGATGGGGGGCCGTGCGTCTGGCCCGGGGCCGTTAAACGATTTGTTTAACTTTGCCGTGCAACTATTTGTAAAGGCACAGGGGCGTCGTCTGTTCCCCATCGAGTGTCACGACTTGATGTGCAAGGTGGGTGAGATAGTCGTGGTGGGCGGCGTGCGTCGATCTGCCTTGATTAGCCTGTCAAACCTCAACGACGATCAGATGGCACATGCCAAGTCTGGTGCGTGGTGGGAGAACGAGGGACAGCGTGCGCTGGCTAACAACTCTGTATCATACAAGGGCAAGCCCGAGATGGGCACGTTCATGCGCGAATGGTTGGCTCTGTATGACTCCAAGTCAGGTGAGCGCGGCATCTTCAATCGTGACGCTGCCGACAAGCAGGTCGCTCGTAATGGACGCCGAGAGACGGGACACATGTGGGGCACCAATCCCTGCAGCGAAATCATCCTGCGTCCCTATCAGTTTTGCAACCTGTCAGAGGTGGTTGTCCGTGACTACGACACGCTGGAAGACCTAAAAGAAAAGGTCCATCTTGCGACTATCTTGGGCACGCTGCAGTCCACGCTCACTGACTTCAAGTATTTGAGGAAAGTATGGAAGACCAACACAGAAGAAGAACGGTTGTTGGGCGTGTCCTTGACTGGTATCATGGATCATCACGTCTTATCAAAGAACGTCGACTCCGCTCGTTGGCTCAAGGAGATGAAACTCGTGGCCGTAGACACAAACTGGGACTTGGCACAAGCCCTTGGTATTCCACAGTCGGCTGCTATCACTTGTGTAAAACCATCGGGTACTGTATCGCAACTGGTGGACGCTGCAAGCGGCATTCACGCTAGACACAGCGATTACTACATCCGCACGGTGCGCGGGGGTAACGAAGACCCGCTGACACAGTTTATGATCGAGCAGGGTGTATACAACGAGCCGTGCGTTATGAAGCCAGACACTACTACCGTCTTCTCTTTTGCAATGGAGTCGCCTAACGGTGCGGTCACTCGCAACGACCTGACAGCTATCCAACAGCTAGAGCTTTGGAAGACGTACGCTCTGCACTGGTGTGAACACAAGCCTTCTGTTACCATTACTGTCAAAGAGGACGAGTGGATGGACGTGGGCGCGTGGGTGTACGAGAACTTCGACGTGGCGTCTGGTGTGTCGTTCCTGCCGCATAGTGATCATACCTATCAACAGGCACCCTATCAGGATATCGAACGCGAAGATTATCTGGAGTGGCAGCAAGCGTATGGTCACCTCAACATTGACTGGCAGGCTTTGTCCGAATACGAGCGGGAGGACAACACGTCCGGTTCTCGCGAGTTGGCCTGCACGGCTGGTGTGTGTGAAGTTGTTGACTTGAACGCGGCATGACCGACGGGGGAGACATGCCGACGTGGTGGCAGTGGTGGCTCATCGGGGCTATCACTGTCAACACCGTCATAAATCTTGTGGTGTTCTTCAAACACAGATTCAAACAGGACAAAAAACGTGGAGGCAGTGATGGGTAAGATATTCGTATTGGTGATCAGCGTGTGGGGCTTTACGGGTGACGAGTGGCAGTACATCGGCAATCAGATTGTGCTTAATCAGGACATGACCGAAACACAGTGTGAAATGATGGCCGACAACTGGACGCGTTGGGAGGATAACGAATACTTTACTTTCTCTGTAGAATGTCACGAAAAGGATGCCAGACTGTGATCGAAGTCAAGATAAGTGACCGAATGCTGATTGCTGGCCGTAGGAAGGCCACTGAGATGGGTCTACTGCATAACTCGATACTAAGGGGCGGGGGAAGCGTAGCAGGCTTCCTCGGTGAGCAAATCGCCATTAAAGCCATGGGTGGCAAATGGAACAACTCTTTTGACTATGATATCATTCTGGATGATGGCCGAAAAGTCGAGGTAAAAACCAAACAAACATCTGCTGTGCCGCTGCCCCACTACTCGTGCAGCATCAGCAACTATAACACACGACAGAAGTGTGACATCTATGCGTTCACTCGTGTGTTAAAAGATTTTTCTAAGGGATGGTTTTTGGGATTTCTGCCAAAGGAAGAGTATTTCGAAAAGGCGAAGTTTATGAAGAAGGGAGACTTCGATCCCGACAACGGATACGAAGTACGGGCAGACTGCTATAATCTTACGATAGAGGAGTTAAAAAATGTATAAGGCTATAGTGGTTTTGTGTTCAATATACATGCCAGATGGCCCTTGTTTTAATTTTGAGGATGATTGGGGACCATATAAAACAGAAGAATTATGTAAGGAACGTGTGGAAGAGATGGTGGAGGTAATAATGTTAATGCCTCATGCCCTGCCCCCGCCATACACGCTGGGTTACAGGTGTGAGGGAGGAGAGATGACATGAAGGCCAATTTGTTTTCATTCAACGTATATTTGCGACAGGACGGCAAGATAGAGCTTGCAAAGGACATGGTTCGACCGGACGAGTTCCAAAAAGAAATGGACGCCGGGGTGCCTGATTATGATGGGGCACACTCCATAGCGTCCATGTTGCGTTACTTCAGTTCAGTAACAGATGAGATGATGGATAAGTCAGGCGGGTATATTTAGATTACTTTCCTACCCTTGAGGATATCAGCTTGCGTGACCTTGCCGTCGCCTGTCAAGTCCGGAAACGCTTTACCGCCGCCTTTCATGCCCATCATTGGCATCTTTGGTTTCTGCATAGTTTGATTTTGCATTTGATTCTGCTGACCCTGTGTAGCGGTCATCATGCCCCCCGCTTGAGCTTTCTTGCGGGGCTTTTTCTTTTTGGCTGTCATGCCGCCGTGATGCAACATCGGCTTACGCTTTGACATGCCACCATACATCATGGCCTTGCGCTGGCCGTTGTTGTACATCTTCATGGGTTTCTCCTTACGGGATAGTAGTGGGAAGGCCCGTTCCCATGGGGCCAGTTAGTGTTCCTGTCGGGGCATCCGGTATATTCAGGGGTTGCCCTGCGGCAGTGTCCGGCGGGAATCCGGCGCTCAGTTTGTCCATCGGAGTTGCAGACACTGTAAAGGTTCGATCCGCAGCATCGATAACTTTTTTCTTTTGCGGCTCGTCCACACGGCTGGATAAAGCAAAATGTTGTACGAGCGCCTCTGTAAACCGTGCATTTCTTTCTGGAGCAAGAGGCTTGCCTGTTCTTACAATTTCTATGAAGTCTCTTCCAAGTTTAGGATCAGTCAGAACCGCAGTAAGAAACTCGTGATTGCTAAAGCGTAGCTGCTGTAACACGGCTTCCGTTCCAACGTACTGCGGACGAACAACGCCCCTGTTGATTGCGTAGATACGACTGATGTAGCTCTCTACGGACAGAGCGCGAGGGATGCCTCGTACGTTTACTTTGCCCGAGTTCAACTGCGCTAGAGGATTGTCTTGCAACTCGACAAGAACACTCGCGATAGCTTCCATGACCTCGTAGTTCTCGTTGCCAAGGATAGCACGTGCTGTAGCTGCCTCTCCCGGAGTCTCCCCGAGATATTTCAACAACTCTTGCGGATTCTCTACCAGAAGATCAGTGAACGTGGTGGACACTTTGCCATCCAAAGACTGATCTACTTTAGCTAACTTAGCGCCTGTTCTGGTAAAGACCCTCCGACGTATGCCTTGCAGATACGCTGCACGTAAGATGTTGTCTACGTCCTGTGATGTGTACTTTTGTGTGCCGTTAGCGTTAGCAAGTTTTAACATGGAAGATTTTATCGTTGTGTATCTGTCCATGCCTCCTTCAATCAAGACATCTGCGATATCGCTTGCTCGTTGATTGTCAGATGTCAGTCGGCCCACAACACCCAAAGCGTCTTGCAAACCTTCCTTTAGTTGTCGTGCGGGTTCGACTGCAGCAGCAAGCTGATCATCAATTAATTTATTGGCTTCCTTGATTGCTTCGCTGTGGATTGCAGCGCCAACATTTTTTTCGTTGAATCCTGTGACATCATCAACAAGATTAGGGAAGTTTACAAGAGGCACTTCCGTCACACTGCCGTCAGGAGCCATTTCTACAACTTTAATATTTTCGTCGATTGTCTTGGCTATCTTGTTGATTTCGACTTCGTTTAGTGTGCCTGCCTTGCGGAGCCTGTCAACTTCTTGTGCTAGAGCAACTTGCACGATAACTTTCTGGGATTCGGCAAACGGAGTGCCCTGCACAAGACGACGAGTAGGCTTCGTGTCGCCGGGTAACAAGACAAGCTGTCCTCCTGCGTCGTGCATTGCCTGAATGTATTGGGTTGATTGTTCTGGATCAGTGAGCGTTTTTAGTGTTAGCCATTCTGACGGCAGCTTCTTTGTTTCTTGACCCGTTGGGAATCTTGCGCTGGGAACAGCTTCTTGTACAGAGACCCGTCCGTTGAACAGGCGTTGCTGTATGAACGATCCGCCCACACGATCATGGAAATCCTCTTTGTACTGTCGATAGTTTTGATTGGCACCGCGCAAGTATTCGACAAAAGACTCGGGTGCTTTGTCTCCTATCTTTACAAACAGTTGTCCCACGGGAACACCATCAACAGAGAATTGTTCAAACTTTGGCTGTATGGAATTACTTGACAGATCGTACATAAGTCCGGCTGCTGCACCGTCACCCTTCTGATTAAACTTATGAGCTTGCTGCAATACAATCTGATCGAGTTTGGCAAGACCATCAGGCGACATGTCAAACAGAGACAAAGCATCAGCGTCATCAGCATCCAACTCCTGCAGAGCTAATGCTATTTGTGCAGGTACACTGCGCTTCTTGTTAAACACAACAGGGTTGTCCGGGTCCGTTTCCAGACTCTTACGTAGTTGCTTGTAAACGTCATCGAGTGTTCTACCACTCTGTTGAGCCAACTGTATGAAGATGGGTTCGCTTAGTTCTACTATCAACTCGTCAACAAGGCCGCCAGATGCACCCTTGCCTGTGAGGACGCTACCAACTGTGCTGTTAAAATCGCGTATGACACTAAACGCATTTACGGTGGGTTTGCCCTGCAGAGGGCCAGTTGCCGTGCTGTACACAGCTTTTGTTTTTAGAAGACGGTATGGACGGGTGGCATCGGCGTAACGAACTTCGTGTAATCCTTCGAGAGAAAAGGCGAACAAAGTGCCTGCATCGGCAGTCAGAGGTATGTCTGCAGCCTTTGCACCATCCGGATCGTTTATTAGTATCTCCTTACGTGGCACGGCAGGGGCACCAATCTGCTGTATCAGCGTGTTGCCTCGTTGAGCTACTGCTAAACTTATGGATGTCAAAGCACCCTCGGACAAGCGTTTGTATGCTTCTTCGTCGATTGCATTCTCTACAAACAACTCTCTTTCCATCAAATTCCGAACTGCGACATTAAATGGAACGGTTGTTTGAGACTCGTCCATAGCCATGATACCGTCAGGGTCTACGACCTTACGATTGAGAGTCAGGCTGTTCAAGTAATGATCCAGTCCCTCTTCCGTGATTGTTGTGATGTCTTTTTCTAGTTGTCCACGCAAGTCCTCTCCCTGCTTGGACATACCCCGCATGAATGCAAAGAACATGTTTGCCGAGTCGGGAGATTGTCCTGCTTGTTGCGGTCCCTGTACAACGTCGGCCCCCATGTCTTGAATCAGTCTGTTCAGTTCCCCGTTCAGTTCGCGCAGTGTCAACTCACTCTCTTGAAAAGCCTCAACAACTTTGGGATCAAATATTTCTCCTGCCGCTAGTCCTTGACGAAGAGTGTTTGCAAAGTGCCGCAGAGTAACCAAGTCTGTGACGACGGGAAGGGCTGCTTCAAGATACTTACGATCAATGCCCTGCGCCTCTAGCTTGTCAAAGTGAACCATGAGACGGGTAGCGTTGGCCTCAATCATGCGCTGATATCCCGGGTTCTGCTTGGACATCTCGGTCACAAAGAATTCTAGTCGTTTCCTGTTATCACCAAATCCTGTTCTAAGATACCCGCCTTTTATGGCTCTTAATCCTCTCGGAGTGCTGCCCTTCACGGTGGACACGGTAAAGCCCGTAGCCAAGCCTATTAACGAGGCCAGCGCAGGATCGACCATCTCAAACTCTGCACCAAAGAAATGCTCAAAGGCAGCAGCACCTGTCAGCATGTAGGCGTCTTGCACTCGTAAGTCGCGTAACTCTTTCGGTACTGCGCTGTTCCTTTCGGCCAGATTCATCGTATTTTTATTTTGGTTTATTTTATCCTGCAGAGCGGATATCTCTTGAACACGAATCTCCGAAGGATTATTCGCCTGTGCCCTGCGTAGTGATCGTAGTTGAACATATTGTTCTGCAAGCACGCTTCTGACGCTGGCTACTTCCGCACGGAACTTAGGCTCCAGCTTTGTGTCAGCAATCTGATACGCTAAAGCCAGACGAGATTCTATGTTACCCTTAGAGTAGTACGTACCAGTCAATCCCCGTCCCAAGAAGGGCACTGCGTCAACAATGGGACCAGATATGTTTTTCTGTCTCATTTTAACGAAGCTATCGAACAACTCGTCTGCTGTTCTGTCAGGGTCTACTCGTAGTTCGTTTGCTGCAAAGGTTTCAAACAGCCCTAGCTCCTTTGCAGACATGCCAGCACGAGCCGCAAAGGTGGCCTTTGACGGGGCTAGTATTTCTGCAGCCAGTCGAGTTGCACGAGGTAACAGGCCCGTGTAAGTATAGGCCAATCTATTAGCGGTCTCTATATCGATGACGATTCCCTTTTTGGCGTATCTATCCTGCAGACTTTGACCCAGTGTAGGCCAGATGTCATCGAGCAACTTTTGCCTGCCGCTGAAATGGGTAATGCTGTCTCGATCTTGTCCGGTGATACTCCCATCAAACCAGTCAAGGGTCTCCCCGACGAGATACAAACCTGCCTCTATCGTGCCTCTTCCTAAAATTTCTCCGGCACCTTTGACTATATTTTCTAAGTCGCCCATGGTTGGATCAGACAACCGATCCCGTATGATGGTGAGACGCCCTCTTTGACCTACGCCCTGCTGAATAAGGAGATTGTTGAGATACCCAGCATACAGAGGACGACCAACTCTGGGATCAGCTAAATTTGCGGACATCATCATAGTCGCAAAACGAACTCTCTCCAGATCGCTCGGCGTCATGTCAGCGGTGTTTATCTGTAGTCCGTCTTTTACCACGCCCGTGTTGAGATTTTCGGGCATCTTGTACGCTTCCATAATTTTTTTATAGAAGGGTATTTGTAGCTCCACATCATCAACTACAATTTTTTCTGCGCCGTTTCTGTCCAAAAGATCGACTCTCTGTGCGAGAGAGTCATCAGGATTCAGTAGGATAGGATTGCCGCGTCCATCTATCCCGATAGTCGCCCGGTTTATCATTGCTACATTTTCAGGATCACTAAAGTCGTAGACTTCCGCCATAGACACGTTGGGCAGCACCTTGTCCCTGTCTATTGCGTAAAAGGGATCACGTTCGACCTGTCCTCCGATTCCGGTTGCACTTATGCCCCCGGGCAGTTGAACGTCAAACATCGACCTGTCTACGGTCGTGATACGGCTAGGATCAAGGATCGGACTTTTTTTCTGTCTCCCGAAAACATCTCTATCGCCGACTTGCTCTTCAGACGGTGTTGCTTGGGTGGCCCCAAGTAGCTCTTGGAACTGCTGTGCTGCGTCACGAGGTTCGGTCATCTGTCTTTCATCCGAGTTTCAAAGAGCAACATGTATTGTTCTTTTGCTGCCTGTGGTAGTTTGTCACTCTGTAAAAAGTCATCATAGCTTGAGAAGGAAAGCACTGCATCGTCATCATCTTTTATGTTGCCGTCATTCCTTATCAACAGATTTACGCTCTTTAGGAAATCCGCCTGCTGTGCTTCGGGTATTCTGGGTCCGGCGGGATCGTCACCATCTGGATTCATTGTGGATACGTTTTCTCCATCGACGAACTCTATTCTGTTACGCAAGTTTTCTGCTACGCTGAAGCCTGTCTTAGTTTCCAAATCAGTCAAAATCATCGCATTCAGAACGACCTGATTATTCTTGTTTGACAGAGCCGCCCCTCTCTGCGCCCTATACATCAGATCGTCTCGAAGCAGGCTCATCACCGCAAATTCATTTTCGGGGGTGGACATACCGCCGTTCAAGAAGTTAAGAACATTCTGTACGTCTTGGTCGGATATTGTCCGTCCTCCGGTTCCACCCTGCAGAGCGGATGCAACGCTGTAGGCAATGACGTAGTTTAGGTATCGGCGTCTAGCTGCGTTGGCTGTGATAGAATTGGTGCTAACCATCTGCCTTTGGATTTCTGCTATATCAGCAATCCTTTTCTTTCTTGCCTCGGCCTCTTTTGCTTGGAATGTTTCTTGGCTTTGTCCCGGATTATAGAATGAAGAGGTGGCCCTTCCAAATTTTCCAAACTGATCTTGCACCATTGTCCCTACATCAGGAGACCCGGCATCAATGGCAGTCACTACTTTTTCTGTGCTACTAAACAGGGATAGCGCACCGGAAATAACAGGGTTATCTTCGTCAACTCCAACTGATCCCAAGCCAACTCGTATACCTGCTTTTACGTTTTCCATAAAGCTGGACAGAGTTAACAACGCCTCTCCTGCACGCTGGCCAAACGGTGTGCGCTCGTAAGTAAGTACGCCGTCTTCTCTCTTGATGATAAAGATTTGCGACATGGCTTCCGTAAGCAGTCGGGATGCTTCTAGAGAGGAGCGTGCGATAGCTGCTTCCTCGGCCTGCATGTCATCAAACCGTTTGCCTTTGAATGTCTTATTCTTAAAATCGTTGACGCGATAAAAGGTGTCGAGATCGGCGCTTCTGTCTTCCAGTTGCGGAGAGAACACGCTGACCAAAGCGAGTTTGTCATTGAATGTGGGATGCACACTCTCGTTAACAATTCTACCGTCAGCAAGTAATCTTGCTTGTGGTGATGCTCCCATTACAACAGTTGCCACTTGCTCTAGTTCTTTTGCGTTTGCTTCGTATCCGGGCACAGCAGGATCGTATGCAAGCGTAGCGTTTCTTAGGACGTTACCTGCAATAGAGTTGGAACTGGGATTTGTAGATAACTGTGCTAAAGTTCGCAGCCCGTACTGTGTTGGCGTTGCGGCAAGAGGACTAGCAGGGTCTCCAAAAACAGAGGGATACGAACGAACTGCGTTCCCTACCCGGCTTCTTGCTGTGGTTTCGCTAAAGCCACTATTGGCAGACCATTGAAGAAGCGCAGTAAAGGAGTCCTTGTGCCTTGGCTCTGTTATAAATTGAGGCACACCCACAGCCGTGCCATTATCAAGGTCTACAACGAACGATGCGTTAAAGACAGGCGATCCTTCTCCTGCGCCCATCGCGTCACCGAGTCGAACAACCTCGTCAGCAGCCATGTTTCTTGCACGAGAGTAGAAGTATCTGTAGAAGCTGTTGCCTGTTACTGTGTTACCTTCCTTGTCAAACCTGTCTCCTACCTTAAAGTAAGTAGGGTAAGCGTACTGACTTACTCTCATCAGCAAGTCCGGCTGTAGCATTAGACCCCCTTGTGGATCAAGTATGCCAGCCTTCCGACTTTCTTTTTGCAAAATGTCGTTGTACATGTGGTTGTAGACTGTGTCTAAACTGCCAGCGTTCATCGTTGTCCAGTCGAAACCTTCTCCGACCTTGTTGCGGATGAAACGATCCATGCTTCTTTCATATTCATCTGTGCTTTTACTGGACGGAATGAACGTCTGTTCTTTTCCATCATCGCCAGTCCACGTCAAAGGCGCTGAAGCAAACGCTCCCGTGCTTTCAGAAGCAGCCTTGATGCCGAGTGCAGTCATAAGTTGATTGTTCACTTCGTCGCTGAATATATACTGCGTTCGTTCTTTGTCTCCAAATATCATAGGTTTTGCCGATCCCGTAAGTATATCGAAATCGACGCTGTTATCTTGGAGACTTTTCACTCGCTTTTTGAGTGTATTCATACCGCCTTTTTCGTCATAAAAGAAATCGCCATCAGTTTCACCTTGCACTAAAATACGTGCAAAGGGACGAGACGGTTTTATTTGAACTGGGGCGGTTGGCTTCGTGTCATCTTCGACAAGTCCCTCGTAATAAGCAGGCATAAACTGGACGTTTTCGATTGAACCGTTAGGCATTCTGTCGCCCCGTCCCACTCGCTTGAGACCTGCCATAGCGTCAACATGCTCTGGAGAATTGATCGGCAAGCCAGACATTACGAAGTATTGCGACCATCCCTCTCTTGACGTGGCTCCAACATCATCGTTGGCAAACGCCTCTGTTTCTGGAAGATACTCGGCACCTCTGGAGAAAATATCTATTTCAAAGGGCTTTGCTTCAGGGGGTTTTTCGGGTTTAGGATGGTTGATGATTTTACCACCTATTTGAGTCGCAAAAGCCTTTGCATCCTCCGGAATCTCATCGTCTAGACCGTATGCAGCCACCCTGCCACCCTGCAAGGCGTACGTAGTCACTTTGTTCTCGCGCTCTTTGCGCTTGTTGGACTCGTGTCCCGCTGCCATAAAGTACATCAATTCGAGCGGACTAAACATTTATTGCTCCTCCACCCCTAAGAATGATTCTTGTCTTACTCTCGCCTCTTTTGCAGGCTCTTCTCGCAACGCGGCTGTCAATTCTTCTGTACGTTTTATGTTCTCGCGTTGCTCTTTGTTCATCTCTTCTACCATGCCTGCAAATAGTTTCGGATTGTTCTCCTTCAGTATCTCGAAGAAGTTCTCGTCAGTCACATCTCCCTCGACAGGTGCGCTGTCAACAAACATCTTTGGTTCAAAGCCGGTTTGCAAAGCCAAGTCCACAAGGAAGATGCCAATAGCCGGTTTGATAAGTTCGGCAACATCCGGCGTAAATTGACCCTCCAAGAAGCCCTTGAAAGAAATTTGTGTCACTAGCTCTTCTACAGTAATGCCTGCCATCATCAGCTTCAACAGGTCGTCCTTGATAGGACCGCCCATGATCGTGTCGATGGTGAAGTCTATCACGTCGTCCGGATCAGTAAATCTTGGCGGTTGTTCCCACGGCCATTTGCCCGGAGTATCTGTAAGAGAGTTACCCGGTGGAGCGGCTAGGGCTGTAATTTTATCCATCATGGTGTGTCACCTACTACGCGGTCATTTTTTTGTAACTACGTTTTCTACCCGCTGTGGTGGTTGCAGGTAGTGCCACCCCTGTTATCGCAGGTAGTTTTGATGCGGCAGGCATACCGATGGTGGCTCGTACCTGTCTTGCAAGGTATTGTTGCGTAGCATCTCGACCGAGAGCGGCAGCTAGTGCGCCCCCTCTGCCCGTCTGAAACAACTGCGCTCGTCCTGCTTGGAAGTTAAGGTCGCTTCTGGCTCCATATCCACTTAGACTAAATTGGGGCGCATCAGGAAATTTGCCAAAGTCTCTGCCCATCGCCATAGAAAAAAGACTAGCAGCTTTGTCCTCATCTGATCCTCCACCTATATTCAAGAAGCTACCGACTCCTGTGATAGCTTTTCCTACCGCAGATTGACCGAATGATGTAGCTTGGAAAGGGGTTATATCCAGCGTGTTGAAAACTTTTCCGGCTAATGTATCCGGATTGTACGCCAAAGCAGTAGGATCGCTAAGAGTTCCATATTGTTTTGCGCCAAACAGATACTCACTACCAAAGTACGCACCTGCAAGCATTGCGCCTACTTTAAGCGTGTTACCACCCAGAGCTTTGGACAACCAACTCATTTACTAACTCCAAATCTTGTCGATAATCCCGATTTTTAGGAAGTTATCGTATTTTTCATCGTAAGCACTTTCGTTCGCAGCAATCGCAGCAGCCTGCATAGCTGCATTGTGTGCGCGGTCTCGTGCGTTTTCCGATATTTTTGCAACCCATGCGGCCTTGTCCCGATACTTCTGCCACAGGTTGTTCAGTGCGTTCTGCTGTATACCCAGAAGATTGAGAGCGTTCTGTCGATTTGCTTCGTTTTGTTGTGCAGTGTTACGGGTGTTAACATTTCTGCGCCACACAGCGTTTGATTGATCAATCTCCAAGCGCATGTTGGCGTTGAACTGTTCCGTTGCAGTCTCCATCTGTGCGTTGTACTGTTGTATTGCAACACTCTGATTAGAATTAAACTGCTGTAGCGCTATGCTGCGCCCTATGTTAGATGCCTCTATCTGTGTGCCTAGCTCTGCAAAGAATGTGTTTATCTCGTTTTCGGACTTTGCGTTAAATTGTTTTTGTGCGTTCTCTGCAGCCTGATCGTTAAGCAGAGCCTGCAACTTGGACTGATGTGTAAGAGTGTTGGCTTGTTGCTCGTTCGTTAGATTAGCCATGTCCATCGACAGAAAAGCTTTTGCATTTGTCACAGCAGCCTGCTGACGATTGTTCAGATTAGCCATGTCCATCTGCAACATGGCAGCGGCGTTTTGCAACGCAGCCTGTTGCTCGTTGTTCAAGTTTTGCAACTGGATAGTTGCGTATTTGTTGGCGTCTTGAGCGGCAATAGGGATGCCCGACTCCATCATGGCTTGCATGGTAGCTGCAGCAGCCATTGATGACGAACCCAGACCCCGCGACTGCATGATGGCTGTTACTTTTCGTACGGCAGGTGCAGCCCACGGAGGAGGAGGTCCGCCTTCTTCGATGCCCTTGAACAGTTCTGCAAGCTGATAACGGGTGGTAGCTCTTGGATCAAGGTCTTGGACAGCGGCAGTAGCGAGGGATTCTTTTGACACAGTCCCCTGTGCAGCTTCAACCTGCGCCTTGTCTGATATCTTTGCTTGATCTGCCTCGTCTTTTGACACTGCAGCTTTTGCTGTGCCTATTTTGTCAGCAACGTCTGCCGTAGCCTTGTAGTCCGCCGGATCAAATCTGGCTGGCATCGTTTGATCGGGGGCCGTTACATCTTCAGGCTTTATAATCTCGGTGGGATCGGATATAAGTTTTTGATCAGTGGTTAATAACTCGTCAGTCTTCACCTCTTGATCGTCGGGCTTTATCTGTGCGCCTGTAGGCAGGGTGGAGGTGGTCTTGGCCTGCTCCTCCATCTGCTTTTTGGCCTTTTTGTCTGCTTCAGATATATTATCAGCCATCGTCAATTCATTCCCATAAATACTGTGACGACCATAGCCACAACTAAAATCGTACTACCCATGATCATTGCTTCCAGACGCCACATGCGCTTGTCGAGGGCATCGAGCTTCTCTTGGACAGCAGCATAGCGGATAGCACACTCCTTCTCGTGTGCCTCAAGTTCCATCTGTGTCTTGAGTACGGGTTCCATCGCCAGCTTCATCAGTCGTCGGCGTCAGCGATTGTCAGGTCACCGGCTGCGACCTGTCGTTGGATTTCAGCGTAGTGGCGGTTGGCTGGGTCTAGAGGAACGTGCCTTGGAACACCGTCAATTGTAGATTTAATTCCGTTCTTATCACCCTCTGCGCCGACTGTGTACTTGGCATTTTCAATTTTCATTGTATTCATACTCATAACTCCGCGTCCGCTGCCCAGTGAAAAACGTAGGGTTGAGAAGTATCGCTACTGTCTCCTTGTATATATTGGCCTAAGCTACCGTCTACTTCACTCGCCACACTAGACACAGATACTCTGGTGCTAGAACCGTTATATCTTGAAATATGATCGACAGTTCCGTCTTGACTATAAATAGTCAAAGTCGGGAAGCCCCTTTTGGTGACTTTGAAATCGTTTGACGAAAGAATAAAATATCTTGTGCCGGTGGAAGATATGCCTGAGTCACATGCGACAACGCCGTTTGAGGTGCCTGTTCCTTCGGCATCTCCATATTGATAAGACTTTTCATAATACCTCTGACACCTAGTCAACTCATCGCCAAACGACCGATGCTCGAACGGCGTGGCCTGTTCGCCAACCTCAATTTGCAAACCAGTGATAAAAAAGGTGCGGCTGGTGCTGTCATAAAACGAGGAGTTGGAACTACTAATTCTGTTAGCAGCTACCTCACTTGCCCACGTTCCATTCGTAAAGGTTCCACCTGTGTACGTTGAGCCTCCGTGTAAAAACAAACTTAATGCAAAACTAAGGCCGTTATCATTGTTAAGTTTACCCGTTGTATCGCCGGGATATGTTAATTTAACTCTAGTCCAGTCCGTAGTTACAGAAAATGTCTGCCCATTAGTGCGAGAATTATCACTGTCTTTTAGTTCTGCTGTGTACGTAGCTGACGCATTACCTTTTACATAAAAACTTACAGTTACAGGTTTTGCTGTAGAAAAACCCTTTTCAAGACCTTGAACATCTTGACCCTCAAAAAAGTAAGATAATCCCAAAAATTCCCCGGCACCAATGCTGGTGTCTGCCGTAGTACAAGCTAACTTTAACGCTTTTGGGAATCCCTCTAAGTCCGTAATTGACTCCTGTGTTACAGTGTATCGACCAGCAGAAGTACCACCACTGAGATGTTTTATTCTGTCTATAACATGATAGTCTTCTTGGTCTGCCCCAAGTCCTGTGCTGGATGTACCCCGCTGCGCCACCTGCATCGCACCGTTAATAATAAAGTTCCTGTGTGACAACGCCGTCTGCGAACCAATCAGTGCGGCGAGTTCTGCTGCCTTACTCATGCGAGGTCTCCGTGAAATGCTACTGCACACTTTATTGAGTCAAATTCAACTCTTGAAGAACTAGATGTTGAATAAGCAACTTCCACTCGCAAACTACCTGCTAAATATCCAGAAGAACAATCTGCTTCACAAGTATGCATAGCAGCAGATGTAGAAGTGTCGGGATGAACAATGCTTGTTGCTGCGTAGTCAGCGTTATTCATGTCATTGGCAATAGTAAAAGTATAGTTGCCTGTTCCATTGTCTGTTGCAGATGTCATATTAAAACTGTCGGCAAAAGTTGTTCCAGAACCGTTATAACTGCACCACGCCTTCGCACTACCCTGTGCAACAGTAGACGTAGTCACGCTGTTGTTCCCGCTGGCATCCTTCAGGGTGTTTACTCTCAGTTCACTAGCCATTATGCGAGGTCTCCAAAATATGCCGTTGTCACTAGCGCACGGTCATCGCCTGTTCCCTCACTCGTTCCTTGTCGGCAACGTATTTGAAAACCGGACGCAGTTTGATTATCACTGTCATTTAAACCCATGTAGCCGCCATTACCGCCAGATTGCTCTCGTCCAGCAAGAGAAAAAGAGTAGTTGGTATTACCCATAGAATTTGTAGAGACTGGTGTATAGTTTCCTGTACCATTATCGGTTACGGATGCCATGTTAAAACTGTCACTAATAGCCAGAGTGCTAGTGCCGTTAAAATTAACCCACGCCTTTGCCAGCCCCTGCTGCAAATTCGTTGTGGTCGAGTTGCCCTCGCCGGTAACTGCAATAGACCCAGCCGTGGCTACCCCTGTAATCGTATCGACTTTGAGTATGCTTGCCATTATGCGAGGTCTCCGTGAATTGTGGCTGAACTCACCAAATCTCTGTACGCTCCATCCGAAGTACGAGATGTAATTATGGGCATCTGAGATGTTGTTCTGCTATTGTCGTGGTCTTCTGATATTCTCCCAAGTGATACCGCTGCCTCACCTTTAGCGATTCCCGAACAAGAATACCCTGAACTATCAAAAGCGTTAGATACGTTGATTTTATATTCCCCTGTTGTGCTGTCTGTTACAGAACTTATTGAAAAACTATCCACTGTAGCCGGAGTAGCCTGATTATAATTAACCCACGCCTTCGCAGCATGTTGCTTCGTCAGCCCTACCGGCCCCGTACCCGCCTTATCCGCGATCGTGTCTACATTCAATACACTGGTCATACGATGCTCCAATATCCATTAACAGTGACGGTTGCACTCTGCGTAATCGGCCCTGCCGACACACCGTTCTCGTCACTGTCAATCGTGATGTCTGCGCTGATTGTCTGACCGTTCAAGCGGATAATCGAGTTGTTGCCTTTGAAGGGATAGCGTGTGTCCGATTCCGTCTTGGTGTACGAGTTCGCCACAGAGAAGGTATCGTAGATGACCATCTCCACCACGTCGTTCAGGGATGCCGCCGTGACCAACACAACCGTCGTGCCGGTGGTGGCGGTGTAGTCCGTGCCGGGCTTCAAGAGAACACCGTTCTGATACACGTCCATGTACAGGCTGTCCTGATACGTCAAGACCTTACTGTCGGCATCGCTGCCACTAAACGAGGTCTGCCCCGCAGTCGCCTGATATACGAAGCGGTTGCGGAAACCTACTGCGGGGGATTTACCTATGTATGGCATTAGTTACCCTCCAGTGCTGTCAGTCGTGTTTCAATGTCAACCAGCCGCTGCTCTGTTGCTGCACCGATAAATGCCAGCAATTCGGGATAGCGGACACCAAGACGGGTGCGCTGCGTTGCGCCTTCCGGTGCTTCGTCGGCTGTGTAGTATTTGTCTATGCGGGTATGGGCGTCACGCGCCTCAACGCCAGCTTCCTCGTCAGCCTCGACAGCCGGAACATCTGTGCTGGTTTCCCACCAAGTGTCAGAACACCAGAACGCATACTTGCTTG